CTGACGCAGCAACAAATCTTTTTACAACTGGAAGCATGATTGCTTTTATTTGTTATGAAGATGGCACATACCACATTGCTTCAAAAATGGGTGGTGCAGCTGACGCTACTACAGGTGCATTTGTATTTGCATCGTAATAAATAATTAACTCGGGGCGCCTGGTAATGCAGGCGTCCTTTAAAAGGAGGAAAAAAACATGGCAGACACAGTATTAAATACAACTGTATTTGACGGAGCAAAAAAATTAATCACTCACTACAACGTGGTTTCTGATGGTGATGGAAGCACAACTAAAATAGTTGATGTTTCTACACTAGCATCAAATAATGGTAAAACTTGTAAAACTGTAAGACTTAATAAAGTTAGTTTTAATGTTTCTGTAACAGCACCAGTAGATGCTTTACGTATGGACTGGGATAATTCAGGAACAAACATAGTATTTTTAACAATGAATGGTGAAATGGAATACGACTATTCTAGTTTTGGAGGTTTAAAAAATACTGAAGCTACTAACTTTACTGGTGATGTTAATATAACTTTACCAGCTTGTACTGACGGAGATAGTGGAACAGTTGTTTGTGAATGGATTAAAGTTTACGAATCGTAGGAGGTTAAATGGCTAACACTACCTCGGGAACAGCAACTTTCGATAGAAGTTTTGCTATTGATGAAATAATAGAGGAAGCTTTTGAAAGAATTGGGTTACAAAATGTTGCTGGATATCAATTAAAAAATGCTCGTAGAACACTAAATATATTGTTTCAGGAATGGGGCAATAGAGGTATTCATTATTGGGAAGTAGATGAACTTAATATGGATTTGATTGAAGGACAATCAGATTATGATTTTTTTAGGTCTAGCGATGATGGTACAAGTGCTACGTCTACACCTGCTAGTGTATTTGGTATGTCCGACGTTCTTGAGGCACAATTAAGATCTAATAGAACTCAAACAACACAATCAGACAGTCCTATGACTAAAGTAGATAGATCTACTTACGCAGGTTTTTCTAACAAGTTATCTAAAGGTACACCTAATCAATATTGGGTAGAAAGATTTATAGACAAAGTTAGAATTCATATTTATCCAACACCTGATTCTACTAATGCATCTAAAGATATGCATTTTTATTACATTAAAAGAATACAAGATGTAGGAGATTATACAAATGCATCTGATGTTCCATTTAGATTTGTACCTTGTATGGTTTCAGGTTTAGCATATTATTTATCAATGAAATATGTACCACAACTACTCCAACCAATGAAATTAGTTTACGAAGATGAGTTTGCTAGAGCATTAGCAGAAGATGGTTCTGCATCTAGCACGCACATTACACCAAAAGCATATTACCCAGGATCATAATGGCAAAATACGCAACAGGTAAATACGCAAAAGCAATATCAGATAGATCAGGTATGGAGTTTCCATATAAAGAAATGGTTAGAGAATGGAATGGATCTTTTGTGCACGTATCAGAATTTGAACCAAAACAACCACAATTAGAACCAAAACCTATGAATGGTGATTCTATATCTTTACGTAATGTAAGACCTGATAGGACAGAAACAGCAGTTCCTAATCTTTTACCTTCAAATGCTTTTACTATTACTAATGGATCAACAACTGTGTCAGTTAATGAACCAAACCATGGTAGATCAACAAGTGATACTGTTAGATTTAGAGACGCTTCCAATATTGCAAATTTACCTGCAGCAACAATAAATACATCTGGAGGGTATACAATTACTAAAGTTAATGATAATAATTATACTTTTAGTTCTGGAGTTACAGCTTCAGTAACATTAGAAGGAGGAGGTGACATAGCTTCAGCAGGGCCAGTCACAGTAACAGCATGATAAAAAAATTAATTAGTAAATTATTTGGTATTAAACAGTGCGCTTGTCCTGAAGATATGGATAAGCCAATTATACTAAAAAACGAAACTCCTGTAGAAAAAGTATGGGAGTGTGGAACACATAATAGATATAAAAAAAGTTGTTCTATTTGTAGAGAGTTAGCAGGGGTAGCATAATGGCTGGTTTAAGTGCATCAGGATTAAAAACACAAATAAGAAGTTACACAGAAGTAGACTCTAATGTATTAACAGATTCCGTTTTAGAAAATATTATTTTAAATGCACAATATAGAATATTTAGAGACGTACCAATTGATGCAGATAGAAAACAACAATTAGGTAATTTTGTGGCTGGACAAGAATCTATTAACTGTCCCGCAGGGGCCGTATTTATAAGAGGCATACAAGTTTATGATACGGCAGGCTCAGAAATTACGGGAGCTAATAGATGGTTAGAAAAAAAAGATGTAACGTATCTTCAAGAATATCAAGATGTAACAGGAACATCAGCGGCTCAAGGTCAACCTAAATACTATGCTATGTTTGGAGGTGCCACAGGTGAGGCAGATACTAATTCAGGAAGAATATTCGTAGCTCCAGTTCCAAATACAACATATAGATTTAGAGTTCATTTTAATAAAATGCCTGATCTTTTAGAGAACAATGATACTAATTATATTAGTCTTAATTTTCCAAATGGATTATTATATTGTTGTTTATCAGAAACATATGGCTTTTTAAAAGGTCCGATAGACATGTTGACTTTGTATGAAAATAAATATAAACAAGAAGTACAGAAGTTTGCTAACGAGCAAGTTGGTAG